GTCTAGACTCAATGAGTCTCTAGCTTCAATTGATTTAACTGCCGCAACTGACAGAATGCCAGCGCTTTTACAAGCGTTTGTATTATGACACATGCGTATCCTACCATTCCTTGGAGTGGTTGGATGGTACATAGTCTCAGTGCGTAGGGATTTCCTTGTAAAAATCAAGGGGAAACCACATTACGTAAGGTACAAAGTAGGACAACCTATGGGTTCATTGTCAAGTTGGCCAGTAATGGCTTTAACTCATCATTGAATCGTTAGATATTCCTTTGTTCTGGCTTCCGGATCACACAAATTGTGATTCGTCAAAAATACCCCCTACCGAGTATTAGGTGATGACCTATGTTTAATCGGTTTTAGGGTAGCTGAGGTTTACATCGATATTATTCATGCATTTGGCATGGATTACTCGATTGATAAAACCTACATAAAGAAAGGCTCTGCAGAGTTCGCTAAGCGACTATACTGCAATGGGGAAGAGTTGACACCCTTCCCTTGAGCTCACTTTGTGTTCGACAAAAATAATATTGTATCGAACGTACTGGCTTTGTTACATCAGTGTAAGAGATGTAAAATACCTCTTACTTCTGCTGCTTTAACGGGGTCTTACCCTGTTAAGTGGCGAAAGCTCGTGTTACTAAGCGCGCTGTCACCGTCAGCCCCTAAGTACGCTATAGATTTACAACCTAGAGCGGAATTTTGGGTCTTCTCCCAGTTCCTTTACGTGAAACGGGTTGAATACTTTATGAGGCTAACTACCTTAGAAAAGAGTATACACTCGTTTTCGTTGGAATACCTAGGACGTGAGGAACGATGGACTACACCATTTTTCCAAATAGCACAAGATAATAGTTCAAATTATCCTGTGTGCAGTCTCCCGAGTAAAGATAATCTTTACACTTCGGAAGTCCTCCTAGGTTATGGCTGGATCTCTTTTTGTACATACTCCTGACCGAATGGTTTGCCACCTATCGGTAGTGAAAATTTGATCCCAGGAGCAACGTGAGAAAACCAGAAAGATAGTAAAATCTTTCGTAGCGGTTTAATCACATTCAACAAGCTAATGCCTGGTTACTTTAACACAAGATGTGTGGGTAAACAGGTAAGTGAATAGTTTACTACTGTTTTGTAAATGGTAGTGTCTATAGCACTTTAACTTGGTAA